GAAACGACCTAGAAGTTAAATTACGCAAACAAATAGACGAAAAACTAAAAATGTTAATGGACGTACGCTATAGCAAAGATCAAGCGTATAGACTGTTAGCAGGTGAGAATTTAGACTTCAGAACTTTAAAACTTTGGCATACAGGTGAAGCAATGAAGCCTAGTAGTTATGACAAATTAATGGGGCTGATAGAAGAATAGGTATTTAAATGAAACAAAAAAATTTACATAATTTAGTTAGAGAAATACAGCAAGAAATGCAAGAATTGATTGAAGCTAGAGAAAAACTTATAGAAATAAAGAAACAA